ACGCTATAGTGACAGATTACAGGTTCCTTTATTTAAAAATGAGTGGGGTACTTGATTGTATCCACAAGGATTTCATGGTATGCCTATACCTGATTTAATCGATCCTTTTTATAGAAAGGCATTTTGGGAACTCAAATTTTCTTGGCTACCCCATAAATGTGCGCTAAGTAATAAGTTAATCTGGCTAGAATATGCCTATCGTGGCGTAGCTGGATGGTCCGGGCCAGGCGAACCAGCGTATCAATACAAATGGCATAGCAGTACCGAACATCTTATATGGAAATTAAAAGGAAATTAATGAGCTATCTATTCACAAGCGAATCAGTATCAGAAGGACATCCAGACAAAGTAGCAGATGCTATTAGTGATGCTATTTTAGATTTAGTAATGAGTAAAGAAGACACTAGTCTTCGTTGTGCTTGTGAAACATTGGTAACTACAGATACAGTAATTGTTGCTGGAGAATATAAAGGTGTATTACATTCAGAAGAAGTAGAATCAGCTATTCGTAAAGTCATCAAAGATATTGGTTACGAGCAGTCGGGATTTGATTGGCGTACAGTTAAAATTATTAACTTGCTACATGGCCAGTCCGCAGATATTGCGTTAGGCACAGATAACTTTGGCGCAGGCGACCAAGGATTAATGTTTGGATATGCTTGTAACGAAACAGAAAACTTTATGCCTTCGGCAATTTATTGGAGTCATAGAATTGTAGAAGGGTTAACACAAGTTCGTAAACAAGGTGTACTTAACTATCTCGGACCAGATGCTAAGAGTCAAGTTACTTTTGAATACAGCGATGATGCCAAACCTGTTCGAATTGCTAAAGTAGTTTGCTCTACACAACATAATGCCGATGTTGATATCGAAACTGTTCGTAAAGACGTTGGCAATATTATTCGTAATATATTACCTACAGAATTTATAGATGAAAAGACAGAATTTTATATTAACCCAACAGGGCGTTTTGTAGTAGGTGGTCCTGATGGTGACACGGGTTTAACGGGCCGTAAGATTATTGTAGACACATACGGTGGATATAGCCCACACGGTGGCGGTGCGTTTAGTGGTAAGGATCCTACTAAGGTTGATCGTTCGGCGGCTTACATGGCTCGTTACTTGGCTAAGAATATTGTAGCTAGTGGCAAAGCGAACTGGGCTACAGTACAGATTAGTTATGCGATTGGTGTAGCAGATCCTATGAGTTTTTATGTAGAGTCGGATGGTGATAGTCGTGCGTTGACCGAGTGGATTTATGACAATGTAGACTTGACACCATTAGGTATTATTAATCGTTTCAAACTATTCCGTCCTATATATAGTAAAACTACTAACTACGGACACTTTGGCAAAAAAGATTTGCCATGGGAAGAAATAAATTTGTTTAAGGATCAGTAATGGGAATATTTGATTTTTTTAAAAAGAAGCCAATTGCGGCTGTAGCGCAACAACAAGCTAAATCAGCTAAACAAGTTGCTACTGAAAAAGGCGAAGCATACTTTGAAGTATTAAGTATGGACATAGATCCTAACGATATTAATTCAGGCGCATTTGAATTTGATTGGAATGACAAAATGATTGCCGATTTGGTTCGCCATGGCTATATGATGGATCCTAAAGATACAGACGCAGATATTATTGATCGTTGGTTTACCGCAGTATGTCGTAATGTAGTATTAGAAACAGCAGAACAATACGAAGCAATGTCGCCGCGAGTAGTTAAAAGTCGCGATGTTGGCGATGGCAGGAGTGAAGTAAGTTGATTTTTAATCACATTCGCAGACTTACAGAAGAAGGTAAAAAGATTGGTATTACCTTTAGCACATTTGATATGTTACACGCAGGGCATATTGCTATGCTATCCGAAGCTAAGAACCATTGTGATTACTTAATTGCTGGATTGCAAACAGATCCTACTATTGACCGAGATACTAAAAACAAACCTGTACAAAGTATTGTTGAACGTCAAATACAATTAGCCGCTTGTCGTTATGTAGACGAAGTTGTTGTTTATCAAACAGAACAAGACTTAGTTGATTTGCTACTAATACTGCCTTTGGATGTTCGTGTATTAGGTATTGAGTATGAGGATAAAGAATTTACTGGAAAGAGTGAATGTTATCGACGAGGTATCGAATGTATTTTTAACGATCGCGACCATTCGTTTTCAAGTAGTAGTTTACGCAGACGTGTAGTCGAAGCTGAAACTTTTAAACTCTTAAAGCAACAATGATATTATATGTAAACGGTGATAGTCACACCACAGCCGCCGAAGCTGTAAATCAATATATTGTTGCCGGCGATGACGCAAGAATAGCTCATTTAGGCCAACTACCGCATCCTGATAATATAGCAATCAGTTGGGGCAAGATGTTAAGTCTAGCCCTTCGTTATAGTTTTCATTGCGAAGCGTATGTTGATAATACCACCGATAACATTATAGCCGCAACAAAAAAATGGTTAGACGAGAAAAAGCAGGATGTATTAGTTATTATCCAGTGGCCCGCTACTACTGAAGATGAAGAAAAAATTTGGCAATTTCATTTAGAATTAGCCAACCAAAATATTAAACATATATTTTTTAACAGTAGCCAATCTTTTAATATTCAACACGATTGGAACAATAGCTTTATATCAGATACTTACGAAGATAAAATTCGTAGTGCCAATATCGAAACGGTGTCCCCAAATTCTAAGCATTTTGGCAAAGATGGGCATTCTTTTTGGAACCGTTTACTCCTAAATTACATTATTACCAACAATTTCGTTTGACTTTTAATATAAGTTCTGTTATACTGTTTGTATGAAATATGTTCTTATAGATACCGCTAATCTTTTCTTTCGTGCTAGACATGGAGCCTTTCGTGCTAGTGATACTTGGGAAAAGGTAGGATTTGCCCTCCATGTAACATTAATGGCCGCTAACAAAATGGCTCGTCGATTTGAGGCGGATCATGTGGTATTTGCTTTAGAAGGGCGCAGTTGGCGCAAAGACTTCTACAAACCATATAAGGCTAATCGTGCTGTATCTAGAGCTGCGCTTACAGAAGCAGAACAAGAAGAAGATAAGATGTTCTGGGAAACCTATGATTCCTTGACTAAATACTTGTCAGAGAAAACAAACTGTAGTGTTATCCGTTGCCCGACAGCAGAAGGTGATGATATTATAGCCCGTTGGATCGCATTACATCCACAAGATGAACACGTTATTATCAGCAGTGATACTGACTTTGTTCAATTATTAGCACAAAATGTCAAGCAGTATAACGGAATTACAGACGAATTACATACTATAGAAGGAATCTTTGATGCCAAAGGTAGACCAGTCATCGACAAGAAAACAAAAGAACCAAAAACGATACCGGATCCACAGTGGTTACTTTTCGAGAAATGTATGCGCGGCGATTCGAGCGACAATGTCTTTTCGGCATATCCCGGTGTCAGAACAAAGGGCACTAAAAACAAGGTTGGCCTTATGGAGGCATTCGCTGACAGAGAGAAGCAAGGATATAATTGGAACAATATGATGCTACAACGCTGGACAGATCCAGATGGTGTAGAACATCGTGTGTTGGACGATTATCAGCGTAATGTAGCATTGGTAGATTTAACAGCACAACCGGATGATGTTAAAGCGGTGGTAGATGATACTATTAAGGAACAAATTAGTCACAAGGATGTAGGACAAGTTGGCGTAAGATTTTTACAATTTTGTGGCAAATACGAATTAAACAAGTGTAGTGAAAATGCCGAATCGTTTGGCAGTTGGTTAAATGAAACTTATAAAGGTGTATTAAATGGCTAAAGATATTTTTTGGACTACCGTAACATTTAGTATTTTATTAACTTTATTAGCTTTAGCATTTTGGCCCGCAGATGTACGCCATGTAACAGTAAAGTATGATTGTGGTATCGCAGAGATTAGTCCCGACTATCCTGTAGCAGTAAAAGAACAATGTAGAAAAAGGATGACTAAATGAGTCTAGTAGCTAAACCCGTAATAGATAAACAGTTTTGGATTTTACAAGAAAATAATAATAAAGTAGGAAACATTGAAGCCTGCGATGGCGGCTATCAAGTTAAGATTAATAATCAAGTAGTAGCACAATACAAAAGTATTAAATTAGTTGAACGAAATATCAATGTTACTTTTGAAGCTATTATTAAGCCTGAGAAAAAGAAAAAAACTAATATAGTACATGGATTTCCAGCGGCAGGTAGAGTGTATAACCCAATGTGGGACGTGCCACAAAAGCTACCAGTTTATACTAAAACAAAGAAAAGTAAATCTTGGTATGCGGCTGGTTGGTACACAGTGAAGAAAGGTCGTCATTGGGCCGCAATGCAAGATCCTAAACTAATTCTTCTTCAAAGGTATCCGTACCAGGGTCCTTATCAGACAAAGGAAGAAGCAGAACCTAAATAGATTTACAAGTATCTCGGTGCCAGCGTGAAAACATAGGTAAGCTACAAACTTGTTGACAACATAAACAACTAACTTTAATTTGTGAATTATGTCGACCTTCTATTATAGATTTATTTGTTGATGCTTTTTGTAGTTTGCCGCCGAAAAAATGATGTGTTTTATTTTTTATTTTATCATGTACTGGATTAGTAGCACCCAAGAAGTTATGAGTTTTATCGTTGATTCTTTTTTGTTGTAAATGGCTACCTAAAAAGTTGTGTGTTCCGTTTTCAATTTTTTGTCGTTGCGCTTTACTTGCTAATTCTGATATCTCTTCAGGAGTTTTATCCATTCTTTGAACTGCCATTAGATAGCAAGCGCCGAAGTCTCCCTGAGCATAATGAATATCGTAGTGCTCCTGTAATGTAATAGCAGTTAGATTAGCAGGATCATTATTGCTGTGGTCACCGTCAATATGATGTATTTCATAAGTGCGACCGCTTGGTTCAACTGGCACCGACCCGTAATGCGCTTTATAGATTTTTTTGTAGTAAATTGTGTTGCAGTAAATACACATAGCTGATGATCCTTTCCGATCGTTAGAGTAGTTGGATGTTTCCGCATCGCGAACTACACTAATATTTATTAAACATTTAAAGGAGAATTAAAATTACGAACCCCTTCAGAGACCAAGATAAATTCATGACTGCTTGCGAGCAAACTATCTCAGGCATGAATGATGATCAGTTTAGACTTTATGCTAAATTGATTACAGAAGAATACGATGAACTACAAGTAGCTATTGCTAATAAGAATCAAGTTGAAACCCTTGATGCTTTAGTCGATATTCTTGTAGTGACCATCGGGGCAATCAATTCGATGGGCGCAGATGGTGAAGGTGCTTGGCGTGAGGTAATGGCTACTAACTTTGCCAAAATTGACCGTCAACTGGGCAAAGTACGCCGTCGTGAAGATGGTAAAATTCTTAAACCATTGGGATGGGAACCACCTAAGCTAGCTAACTTTTTAAAGAGAGAACATTGAGCTTACACTTACAAAAATTTATTGAGCGGGTTCGAGGTAATGATGCTCGGGGTAGTAAAGACTTTGTTATGCCAATGAAAGATGCTAAAGGCATGGCCGCTGACTTAACCGAGCTATTACTTGAACTTAGAACCCTGCAAACAGCCGCATTAAAGCCCCAGCAGGACCAAGTTATTGAACTTAAAATTGATGGCGGTGGGTTCAAATAAATGAAATAACTAGGTATATTATGACTAAATAATATACTATGTCCCGTCCAAAACCTACGATCTTAGCTGAGCTTACAAACAAGCAAACATACAAAACCGAGCAAGTACTTGCTTCGGAAGGAGTATGGGCTGTTTACTACGATAGTAAGCCAGTAAATCTCAAGACTTCTAATTTATTAGTTCAATACCCTGGACCTAAATATAAAAAAGTAAGTTTTAGTAATCCGGGTCACGCAATCAATCTTGCTAAAAAACTCAACACACAATTTAAAACAGATAAGTTTAGCGTAGTGTTACTCAAGCAAGGCGAAAAAGTATATCCTTGATATTACTGTGCGTAACAAACTCAAACTTACAGAACAATTAGTAAATCAACTCCCGGAAGAACAACGCATTAGCGTAGAATCAGCTAGAGTATCATGGTGGTATAATTTGCGTCCAACTGGCGGACTTAGATTAACTCAATTAGGTTGGTTTGCTTTAGCCGATACATTAGACCTTGAATTTTATGAATATCGCATTGATGATCCTATGAAGTTTAATCAGCATACAATACTAGACCTTGATAGAAAACTTCAAATGCCTTACTATATTATAACTACTAAAGGTGTACCAAAGTCTATTGTTTTTTTTGGTAGTAAAGAAGCAGTATTAGCTAATTTGTATGGTAGTCTAGAAAAATTTCTTGACAATTATAGCTAACGATGTTATACTTACAATGTAGTAAAGATGGCCCGGTAGCTTAAAAAGTAAAGCGTCGAACTCATAATTCGGGGAGTGTGGGTGCAAGTCCTACCCGGACCACCAAATGTCTTTAAGTAACAAGGCCTACCAGTACTAAATAGATTTATGGAACAGAACAAAAAACCAGTTGAACAGTATTATTACTCTGAAGAAGAGTGGAGCAGATTAGGTTGTGGTCCATTGCCAGCAATTCGGAACCGATCAATACTAAATATACCTACTAATGCTCATTTGAGTTTTAGAGTGGTTAGATATATTAAGTATCACGCTACGCTTGTTTATATCAAATTGGTTGACAAAATAGGTAAAATAGTAGTATAATAGTTTTTAATAAAGGAAGTAAAGTAACATGGCAACAGGTAAAGTAAAGTGGTTTAATGATGCAAAAGGGTTTGGATTTATTACCCCCGATGCTGGTGGTGAGGAATTGTTTGCACATTTTTCCGCAATTAGCACAAATGGTTTTAAGAGTTTAAAAGAGAATCAAGCGGTAACATTCGATGTAGTGGCAGGCCCTAAAGGCAAGCAAGCATCAAATATTCTTCCGCTGTAAAGAATTGTTGTAATTCCTTCGTAGTGAAGGCGCTGTGGACCCGGGTTCGATTCCCGGCATCTCCACCGAAGCATATTACCGAACCGAGTTATCGGTAGCGAGGCCAAAAGCTGTAGTATGTTTCAGTGGGGATGACAAGGTTTCGACATGGTGAGATAATGAAAGAGGCAACACAGTAGGCGATGACTGTAAATCAAGCGAAAAACTTAAATGCAAACGCATCTAAAGGCGAAGTAACTGTTTCAGGTAAGGGAATTCGTTTCTCTGCTCGTACAGCACAACGCCAAACATTAGCAGTTTAATCACTGCTTTGCGGAGTTATCCGTCGAAACAGAAAATAACAGATAGGGGCTTCGGCCCCTATTCTTTTGACTATGCTCACGAAAGTGGTTTGTATGTTGGTAACTGGAACTCATCAGTTTCTAGCCAAGTATATACAAACGGCGCTGGCGTAGAAAGCGACTTATATGCTGGATACAAAAAAGATATCTACAAAGGTATTACTATCGATGTTGGTTCTTATAACTACTTCTATCCACGTGCTACCGTTAACGGTACGGGCTCTAACTTTGACACATACGAAGCATTTGCTGGTGTAGGCTACGGCCCAATCAGTGCTAAGTACAGTCAAACTTTAGGTAATGGGTATTTTGGCACAGTAAATGCTAAAAATACAAATTACACACAAGCCGACTTAGCTCAATCCTTTGAGCCGCTAAGTGCAAAGTTGAAAGATTTGAGTTTCTTAGCTCACTACGGTCATACCAGTGTTGCTAATCATTCAAACTTAGACTACAACGACATTAATGTTGGCTTAGGCTATACATTGCCAAAAGATTGGAATCTTGCTGCCAAGTACTATACTAATAGTGCCATGACAAGTACATTTCAAAATGCTAATTCTGTAAATGGTCAAAAACTTTACAAGAACGCAGTCGTTGCAACATTAACCAAAACATTTGAATAATTCTTATTCTATGTAACCAAAGGGCCTTCGGGTCTTTTTTTGTTGGTAAATATAGAATGAAGATAGTAATCACTGGACATACTGGTTTAGTAGGAAGCAAAATAGTTGAATTATTCCCCAATGAAGAAGTTATCGGGTTAAGTCGTAGTAACGGATACGATTTAACTACAAAGTACGACGAGTGCTTGTCTATAATGAAATCAGCGGACATAGTATTCAATAATGCCTATTCAGGTACTATACAAGCAAATATCATAAAAGATTTAAAAGATTCAAAAGTAACTTTAATTACTATTGGAAGTATTGCTGGATACTATAGCACCAATCCATATCAAGTTAATAAAAAAATAATACACGAAACATATCAATATCATAAACCATTTTATCCAGAAAGATGTTTATTGCTGATACCCGGGTTTCTTGAAAATAACGCCAGGTGCGTTGAATTAGGTCGTACAGTCATTGATGTTAATCAAGTTATTAACGGTATTAAATATTTTTTAGATAATAAAAGAGTCACTATGATAGAATTTGATAATACTAGTAGGAAATTATAATGCTGTTATATCATAAAACAGAGTTTGATTTCTGCCAAGAATCTAAAGATTGGATCATTGCCCGATATAAGGATCATTTTAATGAAAATTTTTATCATAATTTAGATTGGGATCAAAGAAAGTTACAGCACGAATGGCGTGAAGTAAGTGCTGGGCAAGAATTGCTAAATTATTTGTCACAATATAATTGCGATACATCTAATCTAATCATAACCGCACATTTAGCTAATTTAGAAAATCAAGGTTATGGAAGACCCCACGTGGATAAAGAAAACCATAAAATTTTAAAAAGTAGATTTAATGTATTAGTAAAAGGTAATCCTGAAGATCCTATGCTTTGGTGGACCGACTTTCACCATACCGATAAAAGATTATATTCAATTACCCAAGTAAGCACTCGAACTGGATTACCTTTTACTGGGCTAACTATGCCAGGAACAACAGTAGCAGAAAAAATGGAATATTTAGGCCCTGCTACAGCTACAGAATCAAATTTGCTAACTCCTAGCGCATTTGTACGCACAGACTATGTGCATACCGTACATTTGAGCCCAAGACCAAGGTTAGTAATCACAGTGGGGTTCGAAAAATCTATAGAAGATCTAATCAATTAATAGCATATAATGAAAGTTCTGGGCTCGTAAATACTTCTATGCGAGCACTTTGGGACAAACATCCTGAACTTCCTTATAGAGCTGTAGCGCCATGGCCAATAATAGAAATCAATGGAAATCTAGATTGGATTGCTGCTGTGGATACTATGGAATCTTGGCTTGAATCAACTGTAGGTAGACATTATATACACTGGACTTGGACCATGTGGACATTAGATCAGCCACACTTATGCGGCGTAAGTTTTGCTCGCGACACTGACTCATCACTCTTTCTTTTACGATGGGGCAACTAATTTTACCAAAAGTGGTTGACTTTTAACGGAAATATGCGTATATTTGCAACATTAGGTAAATAAAAGTTCAGAGCAGTAAAAAAGAAGGTTGACAAAGAATTAATTAAGCATTATAATAAACATATTATGAAAAATACAAGATTGTCCGTAACGTATCAAATAGCACAAGGTTCAGCACTCTGCTGGAGCCCGGTAGCCTCTTTACGCTCAACAATTCATAATAGTGGCTTTAATATGATTGAGGCAGGGAAAGATTATAGTAGGGTCCAAGAAGGATATGATGATTAAGTAATATTTTAATATCACAAACTTTAAGGACCCGGAACTAAACACTCCGGGTTTTTTGTTTTTAAAAGGAAAGAAAAATGACAATAGATTATAGTAAATTAAATGATCGTATTGTGAAGCAGGCGTATTATTCACTCAGTGATGAGCAAAAGCAGAAGTTGATTCAGAATAAGATCGAGCGAGCAAAGGTATTACTTGCTTCGCAGCGTAAAGAAGCTGTTTATTTTCAAATAGAAGATTGACAAATAAACAGTAAGGTAGTATAGTGTGTTATGTGGGAACGAGGTCCACGCTAGGCACTTAAAACATCTAGTAAACGGGCGGCCTGTACGATGAAACTCCTTTTGTGGAGCAAAAAACTACAGCGTAATAAAGCATACTAAAAGACCTGGTCCGTCAATGGCATCGCGGATCGAAGACATGGCGCTTTTCCACAGCGCAAAAATGATTGCCTTAGTATGCTTTATTACACGCTTTCTAAAGAGAGCGTTAAATGGGTGCTATTCTCTGCGGGGGTCTGTAAAACCCTTGCCATAATATGCAGAGCGGCTGGCGATTAGGTTCAACTCCTTTAGTGCCCACCATCATATTCAGTAACCTGCAGAACAAGTTCCTTATAGGTTAAAGACGATTTGCCTTTTTTCTTGTTATTGTAAGTAATTAAAGTTCATTAACAATTTAGGTAGAATATAAGCACCCTGGAAAGGGTCGCTATATTGAAACATACTTAGGCCGGAGTTGATCAAAGGTTCCACGGGTGGGCTACGCCGTATGGTGCGTAGGTAGTGTGTTTCAATATGGTTGATTGTAACCCGTGAGTAGTAGAGCCTGGACGAGCACACAGCACTTCTAGAGTGGCTGGTCGTAGACGAGGTAACGATCATCGCTACAAACAATCGCCATACACATAAGCATTCCAACAACAAACGGTAAGAGCAAATTAAAAATCCGTTGAGTTGTGCGAGGTCAATGTATTTGCTCTCTGATACCTCCGAGTGCTTAGTTGTATGGTATTATTGTTAAGATTGTGTGAGAAAGATTAAGCAATCCTAACTGTTAAGGAAGATCACTATCCTAATCGAACTACTTCAAGATCTGGAGAACGCTGTATGCTGAGACAGCATAGCGACATTAGGAGAGTTTACTGCCAGGCTGGAACCCTGGGTCAAACAGTTGACTCTTAAACACATAACAGTAATCTTAACAATAATATGCAACGGTGGCAGAGTGGCCCAATGCGAGGGACTGCAAATCCCTAAAACCGTGAGTTCGAATCTCACCCGTTGTTCCAATTTAGGAATGGTAGTTCAATTGGTCAGAGCACCGCCCTGTCACGGCGGAAGTTGCGGGTTCGAGTCCCGTCCGTTCCGCCAAAGTTTTACGCACCTATCGTCTATCGGTTAGGACACCGCCCTTTCACGGCGGGAAGAGGAGTTCGATTCTCCTTAGGTGTACCATCAAAGCCCTTTTATCCTTAGTGGCAAAGGTCCTGCCTTGTAAGCAGGGTTCGGTAGTTCGATTCTATCAAGGGGCACCATCTGTGTGTAATGTCAATCTGGTAGACGGCCTTGTTTGGAACGAGGAGGCTGGAGGTTCAAATCCTCCCACGCAGACCACAATCTATTCCGCAGAATCCGAGCTAGGCGCACGGACCTGACTGTTAATCAGTGATTAGCTGAGTTCGAATCTCAGATGCGGAGCCACAATACGGAAATGTGCCAGAGTCTGGTTTAATGGAACAGTCTTGAAAACTGTCGACTGTAAAAGGTCCGTGAGTTCGAATCTCACCGTTTCCGCCAAACAATTAAGGAAAGTTGGCCGAGCGGCAAGGCAACAGATTGCTAATCTGTCATTCAGCAATGGGTGGATTGGTTCGACTCCAATACTTTCCGCCAATAACAATATGGTAGATAGCACTGGTGTGCGGCCGGGTTTTATAAACCTGGGAGAGTGGTCAGATGGGCTGCAACGGAAAGGATCGTAACCTTTATCTACTACCAAACATGGGTCTTTAGCTCAATGGATTAGAGTTCTGGTCTTCGAAACCAGCGGTTGGGAGTTCGAGTCTCTCAAGACCCACCAAGTATTATACCCGATTAGCTCAATCGGCAGAGCACCGTCTTGATAAGGCGGGGGTAGCTGGATCGTAACCAGCATCGGGTACCAACATTAAATAGTAGTACAACGTCTTGGTAGTGTCAACGGTAGCACGACAGTCTCCAAAACTGCTAGTCGCGGTTCGAATCCGTGCCGGGACGCCAATTAACTTAAGAAAGAGAATAATGAAGTTCAACATACCACATATTAAAGAATTCATAGACGCACAAGGTCCTGACACCAAGATTTATATCGGTGTGGACTCTGAACGCATTAAGCGTGGACGTGAATGGTATGCTGACTATACAGCCGCTATCGTTGTACACATCAATGGTAACAACGGTTGTAAGTTATTTGGCGAAGTAACTAGAGAACGAGATTATGACCGTTGTGATAAACCTAATACTAGATTAATGACTGAAGTGTTTAAGGTTAGTGAATTGTATTTAAAATTAGCAGAAGTATTAGAAGATCGTGCGGTAGAAGTACACTTGGATATTAATCCTAACGAAATTCATGCTAGCTCTAATGTAGTAAGTCAAGCTATTGGTTATATTCGTGGTGTATGTAATGTAGAACCACTAGTTAAGCCTTTTGGATTTGCCGCCAGTTACGCTGCAGACAGATTTAAAGGTTTAAAAGTAGCAAACGGTTAAGTATTGCCCAGGTGATGTAATGGCAGCCATGTCGGTCTTAGAAGCCGATGTCGAAAGACGTGAGAGTTCGAGTCTCTCCCTGGGCACCAAAATATTTGACATTATTAAATTACTAATATATAATATCTATATGGTATTAATAGAAGACTACATTACGCAATCAAAAGAATCTAGACAAACGCATTTGGATTTATCTAGTCCTTGTATTGAACGCGGCGGTCCAGTAAATGGCGGGCTTTCTAGTTATTGTAAAGGGCTAATGGCTCATTTACTTGATACTAGTATCCCGAGTGGTCATAAAATACATATTTGTCATGCTTGTAATAATGGTAAGTGTAGTAACCCTAAGCATTTATACTGGGGGACAGCACAAGAAAATAGATTAGACCAAGGTAGCGAAACTATTTGGGATCGAATGGTCGCAAAATATGGTTATAAAGAAGCCTGTAAACGAAATAGTCGTAAAGGTAATACATTTGGCAGCGGCAATAAAGGTAAGGCAAAAAGCGCAGAACATAGTGCTAAGATAGCGACAAGTGTAAAAGCAAAACACGAAGCTGGTAATTATTATACAAATAAACCGGGTCGTAAGGTGAGGGTGACGGAATAGGTAGACGTAGCGGCCTTAAAAGCCGCCGCCGAACAGGCGTGAGGGTTCGATTCCCTCTCTTCACACCAAAATTTAAAGTTTCAATGCGGGATTAGTTTAATGGTAAAACAGCAGATTTCCAATCTTCGGTCAAGAGTTCGATTCTCTTATCCCGCTCCAATTTAAAGGAACTTATGAGTTTTTTGAAGGATGTAGATTATCAACCTGTAGTCGATTGTTTAGTTAAACTCGGTGGACAACTTAATAAGCCATCTTATAGATTTCTCAAAGGCGAAGTTCTAGCATTAGCATTAGAGAAAGCAACAGACGGAAGATTAAAATATGTTGACCAAGAAGGATATGATAGCATTGATTTAGAAACTAATACAAAATATGAATTTAAATCAGTCGCTGATATGTTTTCGCCAAAGAATACAATTACAGGACGTGTCTCGCTTCAAAATACTAATAAATCTACGTTTAATCAATCATTTGATTATTTGTTGTGTATTCAGTCAGCCCCGCATAGGTTTGCTATAGCACAATTAACGTGGGACGAATGTAATAAGAATCTTGAAACAAAAAGCGGTCAGTTTAATTTAAAACCAGGACTGCCGGTCGTTAATTGGATATGTAAAGATTCTACAGTAGTAAATAACTTACAACCTATTACATTAGATGTTAGGAAGTTATTAGAAAGTATTTTATAAATTTGCGGGTATGGTGTAATGGTAACCCGAGACCTTGCCAAGGTTTAGTTGAGAGTTCGATTCTCTCTACCCGCTCCAAGTAATGCGGACCCGTTTAATATTCCGCATCCGCTGTACACGAAACCGGGATGGGCTGTGTACACGAGGTTTGTTAGTTTCCTGACACAAGAATAACTAACACGAATTACGGGGGATTAGCTCATCTGGGAGAGCGGCAGCTTTGCAAGCTGTAGGTGGTCGGTTCGAGTCCGACATTCTCCACCAATCTATCGCGGGTTGGAGAAGGAGTATCTCGAGGGTCTCATAAGCCCTAGTCTCTGGTGCGATTCCAGAACCCGCAACCAAACTGT